GACATAGTTGATTCCGTGACGGGTGATGCGCTCCTTCCACAGATGGTTGAAGATGTCGGGTGCAAGAAACGTCAGATCAGCCATGCCATGGTAATCGGCAAACACCTTATACGTTCCCAGATGGACACCAGGCTTCATTTCGATGCTCTCGATACCTGCAGCTGCCATCTTGTCCGACAGATACATGCCATGCTCCTGCGGGGTCTCGGTGAAGAAATCGTAATCGGGGGTTTCAGTAGGTCCATAGAACTGATCCTTCTCCGGAAGCAGATTGTTGATGGCTGTGCCTCCGTAACAAAGAACCCGGTGCGTCTTCAGGAAATCCTCTACGATTTTCGTGCTTTTTGTCACTGACGGGTCTTTAGCCCCTCGCTCCTCGAGCATTTCAGCCTGGGAATCAGCGATCTTTTTAATGCTCTCGAGCTCACTCATTGTTATACAGGATCAAAAAACGGATGCCCTTTGTTTTTTTCCTCGAGAGGCAGCAAGATGCCTCCTAAGTATAATCTTCGTTCTCTTAAGTCTCGGGCGACATGGGTCAAGGATGAGACCTTAAAGCCCGAGCCGGAGTCCGACACGTCTTCGGAGGATGAGGACTACGAGCCTGATGTAGAGGAAGACGAGGACGAGGACGAAGACCAAGAGGAGTCCGAGGAGGAAGAGCCTGTCATTCGTCTGCCCAAGGGATCCAAGGTGAGTGTGCGTCTTCACATCCATACTATTGCCAATGGCAAGGCACAAATCCACGTGGGCGAGTCCGAAGATGAAGAGGAGTCCGAGTCTGAGTCCGAGGAGGATGACTTCATCAAGCACCTTGAGAAGAAGTATGGTGGCAGTGGAAGCCGTCGGCAGGCGCGCCGAGAGGAGAAGGAGACAGCAGCCATTGAGCTCAACTCCGATGAGGAGGGGTATTTCGAGGATCTGCCCAAGTCCAAGCGCCGCCGCCTCAATGAGCACATGAAGAGGCTGTCATCTCTGATTGAGGAGGGTGATGTGCCGTTCAAGTTCCGTGTTCTGGAGATGGCAATCCCTGACCCCCTCAAGGCTACGGTGATCAAGAAGATTGACATTCTGAATGAGATGGATGGCTCGGAGGGTTACAAGCTGCGGACCTGGGTCGAGTCGTTCCTTCGCATTCCGTTTGGAAAGTATGTGCCGCTCCCCGTTCGACTGACCGATGGTGTGGAGCCATGTGCAAAGTTCCTATCTGGCACGCGCGAGCTCCTTGATAAGGCAGTCTATGGCATGCCCACGGCTAAGACTCAGATCATGCAGACGCTTGCCCAGTGGATCTCCAACCCCGGTTCTGCTGGCAACGTGATTGCCCTCAAGGGTCCCATGGGAGTTGGTAAGACCTCGTTTGCCAAGCATGGTGTTGCGAGAGTGCTCCAGCGCCCCTTCGAGTTCTTCTCGCTGGGAGGTGCGTCGGACTCAGCCAACTTTGTCGGTCACTCCTTCACCTACGAAGGTTCTATGTGCGGTCGGATTGCTGATTCGCTGATGAATGCTCGCTGCATGAATCCGGTGCTCTACTTTGACGAGGTGGACAAGATCTCGACGACCTCGCATGGCGATGAGATTGTGAGCATGCTGATTCACTTGACTGACCGGTCGCAGAACAGTCAGTTCCACGACAGGTATTTCGCAGGTGTGGATTTCGATCTCAGCCAGTGTCTGTTTGTGTTCTCCTTCAACGACGAAACGAAGGTTCACCCGATTCTGAAGGACCGCATGCAGGTGATCCACTGCTCGGGCTACAATGCAGAGGATAAGAAGAGTATTCTGACTCAGTATGTCTGGCCCCAGGTGCTTGAGCGCATTCAGCTGACAGGCCAGTTGACGCTGACAGATGATGCGGTGCGGTTTCTGATTTCCGAGTTCAGCAAGGATGAGGAGGGTGTGCGGACCCTGATTCGGTCGGTGGAGTCGCTGGTGACTCGCATCAATCTGCTCCGGATTGCCGACGAGAAGACTGCGAAAGACTACGTGTTCTATAAGAAGATCACGCTGCCGTGCACGCTGGATGTGGACACTGTGCGGCACATTCTGAAGGACACCGCCGCAGTCACGAATGAGTCGTGGCGTCAGCTTTATACCTGAACCCAGTCAATGCTGCTCACTGGGATCTCCATGATTCGGGGATTGTCGTCCATGGTAGAAAAGATACAGGTTAGCGTGGTAAATGCTAGATCTGGCATACAGCCAATACAGTATTCGATTGTCTTTCCACGGAACACGAACGGACAACTAATCATTTTTGGTTTGTAGTTCGAATCAAGTCGCACAAACAAATGGAAATACTTGCGAGGCTGCGTATACTCGACTGTGTGCACAAGCGCCCACGTTTCGCCCGGATACTGGGGAGGCTTGAAAGCAACAGCTGAACCACGGAAGTGCTCGAAATACCACGGTGTCTTGTGCTCCGCATGAATGGTAAGGTCTGCCCCGTTCAGCTTTCCAACACGGAGAGGATTCCAGGTGTAGATGATATCGTCCGTTCCATTAATTGCCAACCAATTCTTTTCACACTCCTGGTTCTCAGGCGAGTTCAGCATACGACAGTTAAAGTAAAGACCTCGAACGGGGTCATACTCGGACTGGAAAATCCGAATCCGATTGGTATACTCCCAGGATGTAGCCGTGCAACAGAGAACACCAGCCGTATTCGTATACACTCGCACGTCCTCCAGTCCAACAATATGGGCATCCGACCTCCGAGTCAAAGACACTGAACTATCAGACATCTTGACCACCTCTCCAGTGGATGGAGTATAGACCGCGTTCTCTGTGCGAACCTTGAGATTCTCGGCTACACGTCCATTCTCCTTCATCAGGTAGCTTCCAGTCTGCGGGTTGATAGAGTAATTCACAAATCGAACATTGTGCTTGACAACTCCGTTCTGCACAAACATGGAGACGGATGTAGGATGAAAGTCCTCTCCGAATACACCGCGGTCGATGGGATGAGACTTGGAGGTGAATGTCAATGGTTCAATGTAGAACGGCATGTTGTTATACACATTCCCATGGTGTTCACGGTTCTTCAGTAGATACCGAACAGATGCCTCCAACCCCTCGCGCTGCTTTCCGATATAGAACAGCAAAATCGTAGCCTCATACTCAAAAAGTCCTTTGTAGACAGGTGTTTCCACAAACAGAGCATCCTGCGTAAGAGGAATACGCAAGCCAAGTTGAGTGTAGTGGTATGCTTTATATTGCTCAGAGTTCTCACGGAAGTGTTTCGCCAAGGCATAGATAGGTTCTGCCCGCTGAGGGCGCAGAGCATGTGCCTTCAACATCCACTGTTCAAACTTCGGAATGTTCTTCAAAGAAAGCCAAGACTTGCCAATCATGTAGTGACTATACCAGATTTCCTCATCCCAGCCTCCGGTAGCAATACGCTTCTTATACATGGCAATACACTCCTTCAGCCTTCCGACTCCATTATAGGTCTGAGCCAAATAGAACATATACCGTCCGTTTGTCGGCTCATCGATCAACCCCTTTTCAAGCAGACGAACATCTCGTTCAAACTTATCCGACTTGCAGCCACCATCGTTGCGGTCATCGATGTAGCACACTGATTTCGGCAGGTGAGATGTAGGTCCATCCCAATATTCATGGGTGACGCCTCTACATGTCCAATCATAATCCATGCGCACAAGACGGCAGTTGGGATACTCTAGACCTCCAGCCGTCTGCACAATGGTATACCCCTCTGCGCCCAGCGTCTCTTTTGCCAGATTCAGCGGAACAAACATCATGTCTGCGTCGAGCAGCAGTCCGTATGTGTCCTTCAGATCCCAACCTGTCTTCTTCAGATAGCTCTGCGCATTCTTGAAGCTGACTGTGCGATTATATCCGAAATCACGCCAAGGCTCTGTTGTCAAGCAGCCGTCCTGTTCCTTAAGAAACTCGGTTGCGATCTCGCAAGAGGTGTCGGTTGACCCGGTGTCGCAGATACAGTATGCAGATACCAGATCCTTCACAGCACTCAGACATCGCAGAAGGATCTTCTCTTCATTCCGAATCATGAGGACGAGGACGAACTTCGGCATCTGCGTCGGTTTAATGAAACTCATTGACTCGCATGTAAACAAATGACAACCGACTTTGTCAAGCAGACTCTTCGTGAGAATCTGTCGCGTGTCCTTGTTCCCCACGTAGCCGATGGTCTTTGGAGCATCTATGACAGCGGAAAGGCTGCGTGTGATCGTAATGGGCAGGCTGATCAGATCCTGAAGACATTTCAGAATTTGCTCACACAGATCCCCAAGTGGAGTCCCGAGACCCTGAAGAAGGAGGTCAAGCGTATTGAGGTTGCGTCCAAGTGCGAGTATCTCGAGGATCTTCTGCTGGGCGTGTTTGTCAGCTACATCCGTGCATTTGCTACCCTGCAGCAGGCGGAGAAGACGCATGTGGACATTGACTTCAAGCGCCCGTCAGTGGAGACGTTCATTCACCAGCTCTACAAGCAGGCTGCTCGCCAGTCGTGGAGCTCTGCCTATCTGTTCAAGACCGTCGGCGTCACCTCAGAGCAGCAGGCGCGCAATCGTCGCGACATTGAGACGATGATCGGTGGAGCGATGAATGAGGTCATCGACAGCTTCATCCCCTGGAAGGATATCAGCAAGGCTTACTTCCAGAGTGGAGGTGGCTCGGCTGCCCCCGAGGAGGCGGCCGCCCCTGCCCCTCCGCCTGCTCCGGCTGCCCCTGCTCCGGCTCTCGTAGAGGTTGCGCCTGAGCCACCGAAGGCTGTTCAGTTTGATGGCGGAGAGGAGTCGGAGGACGAGGATGATGAGCCGCCGCCGATCGCCCTCGGAGACGATGTCACGCTTGGCGACGATGACTTCGACACAGAGGATGATGAGTCGGTGAAGCTCGAGCCAAAGGAGACGGTCGCCCTTAACATGTGAGCTCGTTTGGCTGCCCCTATAAAAAAATAGAGTCCGAAACAAACATGAGCGAGTTTTACACATATGGAATGATCGTGGGCGCAGTTATGATTGTGGCTCTTATCTTATATGTCATGGATCGTCGCTCGAAGGAAGAGCCGATCGAGGTAATGGACGCGGCGAAGGTGGGTGGCGGTGCAGGGCTTCTTGCTGGCGGTGTAGTCTACGCGCTCGGTGGAGCGGAGGCTGCAGAGCCTGTAATGACTGCGGTTCAGGATATGTTTACCGGCAAGCCGTCGTTCTAGAAACTTTCTCAAGAGTTAATAAAAATGTACATCGCTGTCTATGCCGCTGTTCTGTTCTTTGTTCTGACCCCGGGTGTCCTCCTTTCTCTGCCCCCGGGCGGCTCGCGCACGACGGTTGCGCTGACCCACGCGGTTGTCTTTGGTCTTGTGTGGGCGCTGACGCACAAGATGGTCGCCAGGATGACGGGCATGTAAGGGTGTTCAGTCCGCAATGACCAGCACACTTGTTCCAACAGGCGCAACAGCAACAAACTGACCGAACTTCGAAATCTCCTTTCGAGGAACTGCGCTCTCCTTCAGATAACGAGCAATCGCCTTATATAAATCGAATCCATGGTAGCGGTCGTGGTTGTCTCCCTTCTTGCGGAAGATGACCGACGACCCATCCGGAAGCGTCGTCCAGTGTTTGAACATCTCAAACAGTGGATGAGTCGTCTCCTGCTTCGGTCCTTCGGGAAACATATCCCAGAATACAGAAGACGCAAACCGCGCCAGATCAAAAGACGCAGACAGCGGGATTCTCGGAGAGGAAGACACGTAGAACGGCTCGATATTATACTGCCCCGCAGCCTCCTCGTCCTGGTGGAACTGCGAGCTCATGAAGAACCTGTTGTCTTTCATTCCATTCAGCCGCACAGAGAATGCAGCACGATCGAAGTCAATGATCTTCATCAGCGCTCCGTGGGTCGGCACTTTGTAGGTGACTCCATGGTGGCGATACCACAGAAACTCCTCCGTTGTCGGCACATACATCACGTTGTTGCCGTGGAGATCATTGTGAACGAATCCAAATGTGCGCTGAGCATATGCCAGAGCAAACACAATCTGCGCAACCCACGCAGTGTGCTTGTCCTGATCATCGGATGTCTTGAGGAGATCATAGAATGTGCCAGTGCACTGCTCCATGATCGTAGTCACAACCGGCACATCGGAAAAGGTGACCCATGCAAAGGATTCATCACCCTCGCTCATGGTTGAGTCATCTTCCTCCGTCCCTTCACTGCAGTTACACGACTCGATATCAAACACATCTTCATCCTCTGACTCTGACTCCTCGGAATCACCAGACTCCGACGGAAGGTCATACTCCTCCACAACGCCTGTGATTGTTGGCTCAGGAACATGGTCCGCCACCACGTCTTCTGTGTCCAGTTCAATGTCGTCTCCCATCTGAACAGCTACGCGGTGTCCGCGCGTATGTGTAAAGGTTTCTCCGTTCTCTCCTCGCAGACGAAGCTCAAACGTCTTCCCGATATTATCGACAAACCACTTCCGATCGCACAGATCCTCGTAATCATCCGAGATATCAACTTCGTGTCTGGATGCCATAGCCGCATACACTCCATAGACACGGGGGAAATGAGCGCACTCCGACAAAGACAGAGCAGACGACGCAAGAGCTCCAACATATGCCGCTGTGTGCGCGCTCTGCATTTGCTCCGCATATCCCTTGGCAGACTCGGCGGGCTTGGGGAGTCCTGGCGCAGAATACTCGCCCTTCATGGTCTTGAAGGGGCTCAGAATCATCGTGGTCTTGCGGTGGATCTTCAGTGTCTGTCCCTTGGTGGTCTTGATGTGATCAGCGTCGACAACAGACTCCACCTCTTCGGGCAGCTTGATGCCGTATTCAGGCATGGCTGTCAACTTCTCTGTCTTGAACAATTGCTCGAGAGACGGAAAGAAGGGCTGAGTCCGACTAAGATTCCACTCTCCAGCCTGTAACTTAGGCAGTCTGTGTAGCTTCATGTCCACAGTCTGCGTCCTTAGATCCTTCACCATTGTGAGAAGGACAGGGTAAACAAACATCGGACATATACGCAGAACACTTTCTGGACGACAAAACAAGATGAACTTCCAGCTCCGCAAGTTCAATATTGATATGATCAAGAATCGATGCGAGATTGATTCTCGTAAAAGTCCGATGATCATCGTTATCGGAAAGAAGGATACAGGTAAATCCTTCTTGGTTCGGGATATTCTGTTCAACACCCAACACGACTTCCCTGTTGGAACAGTGATCTCGGGCACAGAGGTGGCGAACGAGTTCTTTCAACATATGGTCCCATCCAAATTCATTCACGACAAGTATGATCCATCTATTGTGATGAACGTCATCAAGCGCCAAATGGGTGTGAAGCAGACCAGAAACAATGCCAAGAACGCAGGCGGTGGAAACTCATCTGTTGACCCTCGTGCCTTCCTGATTCTTGACGACTGCTTATACGATTCATCCTGGATCAGGGAAGAGTCCACGCGGTATGTGTTCATGAATGGTCGTCACATCGATATGATGACCATTATCACCATGCAGTATCCGTTAGGTATCACACCTAACCTCCGCACCAACGTAGACTTTGTGTTCATTCTTCGCGAGAACATTCTGGGCAATCGTCGTCGTATTTACGAAAACTATGCAGGTATGTTTCCCACGTTTGAAATGTTCTGCACGTTCATGGATCAATGCACGGAGAACTTCGAGTGTCTGGTCATCTGTAACAACGTAAGCTCGAACAGGCTTGAAGACCAGGTGTTCTGGTATAAAGCAGCCGAGCACCCTCCGTTTCACATGTGCGACTCTTCGTTATGGGCAAACAATCAGCCGTTCAATTCAGCCATGCTCAATGACCAATGGGATCCCAGGAAATCCAATCCTAAACAGCCATCTGTATGGGTCAAAAAGGAGCAGTCAAAGTAAAATTACCTGCGGTTAAAGTAAAATGCCCCCTCCCGAGCACGGCAACCGGCACAGTATAAAGCATCATGCCCACCAAGAATTCAGAAATACTGGACGGAATCGCCTGCGGCATGGGCATTACACAGCGAGGAATGCAGCGCGGGGAGTTCGTGGTCCGGGCGCGAGGGCGAATAACCAGATTATGGCGGAAGCCGCCGCTATGCGTATCCATGACAGAGAGCGGCATGCCAGAGATGACGAGATGCGTGGAGGGCGTCGCCGCACCCGTCGCCGCCGCCGCCACACGCGCAAGCACTAAAAATCCCCTGCGTTTAGTGTAAATGCCCGGGAACAGGATACTCCACGAGATGAACGAGAAAAATCGTAACATGGGCAAGTATCGAACTTTCTTTACACACAATGTGGCGAGGCTTACAGCGCGTAAACACCCCCACCCGGAACATCGTACAAACGCATCCGAGATGGCACAAGCGGCGATTCATCGGTATGATGACCGCCACGGACTAACAAGACGTGCGCTTCCAGCAATGAAGTATCAGCCGATGGGCAAGTTTAAGTTAGACCGCGAAGGACAGATAGCATTGCGCAATGCCGAGAGAGCTCATCGTGCCATAGAGTTAGATAAGAAGCGAGTAGAGAATGCCCGACGTGTGGAAGGTCAGAAGCTTGCCCAGAAGGCTGCCAAAAAGGTAAACAGAGACGTCGACGATCTTGCTGACATGTTTGGGAAGAATCTTGGGTTCAAGGGTGGTCGTCGCACCCGCCGCAGACACCGCCGTCACCGGACGCGTCGCTCTACTCGCGCATAACACCCTCGCTCGGGTGAACGGGCATTGAGGCTGCTGCGACGACGTCCTCGAGCTGAGCCGCACCGCCGGTGTTGGCGCGGTTCACGCCAGCCGCCTCCAACGCATTCGCCTTCTTGCGGCGCTCATTCTCCTCCTTCTGCTTCTTGATCGACTCCTCGCGCTGATCCGCGAAGAACATCTCCTTATTCACCTCATTCTCCTTGTAACGGCGCATCAGCTCATTGAGCTCCTTCTCGGCATACTCCACCTCAGGCATCAGGTGCTCCGAAGGATCCCACGGCAGCCACGCACCCACCTTACCAATGAACAGATTGTCCTTCGGGTAGCGACGCTGGAGCACCTTAGCGAACATCTGCGTCTCCTCGACAGTCGAGAAGCAGCGTCGGACCTTGACGCCGCGCATGTTCGTCTGGAACTCAACCTTGTTATCATACATCTCCTGGAGCTCCTTCTCATTCTTGAGCTGGAACACAGCGAACTGCTCCTGGATATCCGTCTTCTTCACGTCGGCATTGTGGACAGCCGTGAACTCCTGAGCATCCTTGAAGAGGTCGTCGACCTTCAGGGTATACTTCGTCGCAAGGAACGCCATGAACTTCTCCATGCCCTTGATCTTCCACTCGTAGTCCATCCACTCGACAAAGCGCTCGAACATGAAGTGCTCCTTCTGCTTGATCACCTTCTCCGGACTGAGGAAGGAGATGATGCAATACTTCTGTGTCGGGATCTCATTGTCCTCCTCCAAGTAATCGGCGGTAGAGCCGTCCTCTTCGGTCTTCGGAAGGATATGACGGTCACTGGGCATGGTTTACATTACACTTCTGTATGTAAGTTCCATGTTTTACCGCGTTGTATTTTTGCAATACATGCTTTCTGAACACCATATCGGTCGGCAAGCAGCCGCTGACTGAGCGCATCTGAATTCTCTCGAATCTCATTTACTTGATTTATTGTAAGTTTAGCCTTTCCATTTGTTTCCCCTCGAGGCTGACGGTTGGCACGGAGCTTATCGTCAACATTCTCTTGGTTCGTTCCTTCGCGAAGATGTTCGGGGTTACAACAAGGTGGGTTATTACACGAATGCAACGCGAACATTCCATTACGCAATGACCGCCCTAAAGAACGCTCGAGTGTCAACCTGTGTACTCTAAGGTTACTTCCATTTCTTCGCACGATGCCATATCCAAGCGATTTGGCTCCCACCCATTCTATACAGCCAGTCTCGTTAGTGGGTTTCAATTCTTTAAATTTCGATTCAAACCATTCCCAGAACTCGTCGTCCGACATGTTGCGCTTACGAACGCTCATGCTACTATATACCTATGTATTTTATGTTCCGTTTTGATAAATGTATGACCTCATCACCACCGCGCTCCTGTTTGTTCTGCTGACGCCGGGTGTTCTGCTGAATATTCCGTCGAGCAACCACGGAGATATTCTGACGGCGCTTGTCCATGCGTTGGTGTTCTGGGTGGTCCTTCGCTTCCTGACAGCCTACATCCCCTGGTGGATGGTGTGGGTTGCAGCAATTGGCGTGATTGGATATAAGTTTTCTTCTGGCAACAGGGATCCGGGATTCATGTAAAATTTCCTTGCTTCTTCAACAAATGGAGTCTAAGCCCAAGCCTACCTCGTCTGGTGTTGATATGAGCGACCTGGTGATGCGCCTTGTAAAGTATTTCCTCGAGGGTCTCGCGGTGGCGATTGCCGCGTATGTCCTCCCGGGCAAGACACTGAAGGTGTCGGAGGTTGGCATGATTGCTCTTGTCGCGACGGCTACGTTTGCGATCCTGGACATCTATGCCCCGAGTGTCGGCGCGTCGGCTCGCACGGGTGCTGGTTTCGGTATCGGCGCCGGACTGGTTGGCTTCCCGAGTGGCGGTCTGAAGGTCTAAACTGAGTTCACCTTATTGAGGATCGTCGAGGCAAGAATACCCGTGATGAGTGCCGCGTATGCATTCTGAGTTGTCTGCCCGATAGAAAGAAGTGTTGAACAAACTGGACTTGCGGTCGTAACTAGACCCTTCACAATATCAGTCATTGTATGTGGTATGCACGCCCAGTTATGCAGTGCCATGCTGATACAATGGACTCCATAATTCAAGCCCACCCCCAAAAGAACCTTCCCCACCACTTCCATTTAACGGTATTCAACAGAATACTTCTAAATGCGGAGCGTCGTCCGGCATCGCGGGCGTTGGATTGAGATCACGCCTCGAACCTATGAACCCGAGCGTATGACTGCCGACGTAGCCTGGATTCAGATCAAGGAGGATGCGGCTCCAGAGGAAGCCTATCGTATCTGGTATGAAAAGCAGCGCACAATTTCTCGCTTCTTTCAACAATGTGGATACAAGCCGCTATCCTCGTCCTCCTCCTTGTGATCGCATACAGGTTTTGGAAGACACAGCCGAAGCGTGAGGTTAAGGGTAACACTGCCCGGTTATACTTATTCTACACAACCTGGTGCGGGCACTCGAAGAAAGCTATGCCTGAATGGGAGGAGGTTAAAGCGGATCTGAACACGTCTCCGGTGTTTGGCAAGACAACGGTCGAGGCTGTGGGAATTGATGCTGACGAAGATCCCAAGACTGCGTCGCTCTACGAAGTAGCCGGTTATCCCACAATCAAGCTGGAAACCTCAAGCGGCGTCTACGACTTCGATCGGAGCGTCACTCACGACAACATTATGAACTTCCTTCGGGAAACGCTTGGCAAAGAACCGCATCGCCTGTGAGTAGCCTGCGCTGATCATACGAATTTTGTCCTCATCCTTCAGCTCGTCTAGCAAATAGATACCATCGATATTCAGGTTGATTGCATCTGCGTGAACACGGATTGAACGCAGTCCTGCCCATAAGGTGCGAACCATATCAAAAATAGAAATAGATTCCAGTGTTGATGGAAAGATGGCTCGCTTGATATGGGCAATATCCAATACCAACGTGCCCTTCGGCACAGCCTCATACATGTTCTCCGAGTAGACACCTCCGTCAATATACAGCTGGTTATGGATCATCTGCGGATGGAAGATGAAGGGTAAGCAGCACGATGCCTTCATTGCAGCCAGCAGTGGAATGTTCCCCGTGAGCAGTGTTGGGCGCTGAGTTGTCAGATTTGACGCTAGCAAATAAAGCTTCTGTGGCGTATCTGAGATCATCTTTCCCCGCAGATCAATACCGAGAGAATCGAAAATCTTCAGAAATAGCTCCTCCATCA